TTTTTTTTATATGTATAATAGAACCAATAAAATATTACATACAAAATGGCAACATCTGATTTATATTACTATATCCAACGAGTATCGGATGGATATGTTTTAAATGGGCAAGGGAACGATCCTAATAGATTTAGTGGAACCGCAACTTGGTCTCCATTTAACCCATCTACAGCATTTAGAGTACCTGTAGGATGGAATAATAATTATCAAGCCCAAAACCAAATTATCGCAGGATACATTGATCAATTACCTACTGGGGCTGGTGCATGGCAAAGAGTATTATACAGAGTATTACCTTTGTGGGCTAACTAATTATTAATCATTTAAAATTAAAGTAAAATGGCTAGACAAAACTACATGAACAGAGTAACCTCAGGTGGGGTAAATCAATACTGGAAGAATGCAGGGAAATGGGCAGCACCTTCAGCAGCTGCTGGGACTAATTCTAAATTTGCTACTAATGCCGACATGAAAGTTTTCATGGATGGTTTAGGAGCAGGAAATACGGTAAGACAAGTAAAAACTTTTGTAATCTAAGAAATCATGGCATATAATTTAAGTTTAGTTCAAGCCGTTGATGTTGCTACAGTAGACCCAGGATATATATTCTGTACCACAGGATGTTGGATGCCTGTTGTAGACCAGGCTAACTATAGATTTACAGAATGGTATTCAGGTGACCCTGACCAAATTGTTAATGTTTTCCCAGGAAAATCTTCAGGTGAATATAGATTAATTGAATATTGGGTAAATGGTAATTTATCTAAAAATGAATTTCCTGAATATAATGGCATCCCATTTGCTAATATTACTCAAATTGGAGGTGGTGTTAATAGAAGCTCTACTCAAGAATTAAACTGGAGACTTAGAGATTATTATGCAACTAGTGATGTTGATATTCCTGCTATTTATGATGCATTTAATGCTGGTGGTCAACAAGGTTGGTTTATTTTCTCAGCAGCTCAAGTTAGTTCTTATGGCCTCCCTGTAGGAAGTACAGATGGTTCTAACTTTTCTCAATATGGAGGAGTCTCTGGTGAAGCATGGGTAGAAATGGACCCAAGTGTATATGGTGCAGGTACTCGTATGGGAACATACGGATACACTCTTACCACATTCTCAGGAGTTGCTCTTGAGTGGATTGTAGTTTAAAAAATAATATTATGGCTTATCATATAAATGTAGTACAAGCAGTAAGTGTTTCAGGTGTTACTAATGGTACTCTTTATAATAATAAAGGAGGATGGACTCGTTTAACTAATCCAAGTTTATATAGAGATATTCAATGGTATGCTGGTGATCCTGATCAAGTCCCAGGAAACTTTCCTGGTAAGTCCTCAGGTGAGTATCGCATGATTGAATATTGGGTAAATGGTAATTTATCTAAAAATGAATTTCCTACTTATAATGGTGTGCCTTTTTCTAGTATAACAGTTTTACCTGCAGCTTCAGTTCGAAATCAAACTGATGCTACTATCTCTTGGGGATTCCGTGGAACTTTTGCTGCTAGTGATTCGTACATGCAAACTATATACGATGCATTTAATGCTGGTGGTCAACAAGGTTGGTTTATTTTTAGTTCAGCTCAAGCAGGATCTTGGGGTCCTATTTGGGGAAGTACAGATGGTTCTAACTTTTCTCAATATGGAGGAGTCTCTGGTGAAGCATGGGTAGAAATGGACCCAGCGGTTTATGGAGCTGGTGCTCGAATGGCTGTTACAGGTTATCCTAATACTAATATTAGTAGAGCAACTTTAGATTGGGTAGTGATTTAAAAAATAAAATATCATGGTAACACAAATATTTAACGTACAAAGATTAAGCGACGGTAAAACCTATCAAAACGATGGTTCTTGGGGAAATGGTAATAATAAACCATTTGCTCCTGAAAATGAGGCTATTCTCTTTGTAGATACTCAATCTAATGGTTCATACAGAATTAACCCTATATATGTAAAATCGTGAAATTTTTAACAAAATAATAAGTTTTCCTTGGCTCCCCTAAAAAGGAGCCATACTTTATTAACACAATTCTAAAATTATATATTATGTACTCTATTAAACATGCTACTTATACTAGAGATTATGATCTTCCATTTTTGCTGGTAATGGATCTTGAAAGAGAAGGAATTAGCTTAGACCATGAAATCACTTGGGATGGAGAAGGTTTGGGCAAAACCGTAGCTGAATACGTAGAATCCGTATAAAATACGTTAGATGAACGCATACTACTATTCAACCACCACCCTCGGTAAAATTAGGTTTCAATATATTTATACGTGTGAGAACGCAAGCAGAGATTAAAAATTTTGCTCAAATAGTTCATCAATACTATCTGGAAGGTACGTTTGAGAAATCAGACGTAGAGGAGTGGCTTAGTGAGTTAGATTGTGGACTTCATGATTTAACTCAACATAAAGTTGTTTTTAGCTATTTTGACGACTGGTATCCCACCAGAATGACTGTTTATAAAAGTGGAAGAGTTAAAATAGAAACAGACTTAGATGAATTTCCATGAACTTAGATAATATATTTGGTGCTTTTGAGGATGATACTCCTTTGAAGGATAAGATTACAGTCTTAGATTTCAGAGAGACAGATGCCTTTAAACTAGGTATGTTTAAAAAGATTATTTGGAATCAAAAAAATATGCTTGCTAAGCTAGATGCTCTAAAAGAACATATGCCTGAATTGGCAGAATTTATGGCTATTGATAAAGAAGAGGTAAGTGAATTTGTTACCTTTACTAGAGCATGGGCTTACATTAAAGATGTTGATATAACAACAGAACAAGGAATAGATGCTACTCGAATATTTTCAGATGAGTATACTATTACAGCATGTGATCTTTCTATTCACTTTTGGGAAGAAAAAGAAGAATATGAAAAGTGTGCGCATATAAAAAAAATCAAAGATCTTATTACAAAAAACTTGCCCTCCTAAATTTTTTCTCGTATCTTGGAGGTACAGGGGTTAGGAAAGGGAAGGGAAATGAGAGAGATGGGGAGTGATGGGTACCCCGAGATACCCAACGTTATATTTAATTAATTATGAGAAACAAAGAATTACTGTTAAGTAAATTAGGACAATTAGAAGGTAAAATTAAGGCAACTCGTGTTTTAATTACCCGTCCTAACACTACGGAAGAATTACATGCTACCTTAGATATTATTGATAATCTCTTAGAAGATATCAATTCTATTGTAGAACGTGATCTTTAATATTAAATAAAAGTTATGAATTTAACAGCAGAACAAATCCAACAAAATTGGGATATCTTTATTGGTAATATCAATACTTACATCTCATCACCACGAAAAGAAAAATTAATTGAATTTTACGAAAAGTATGCTGAGCGTGTTATGCTCATGCCTGCTGCTCATAAAAAAGAATACCATAATGCTTTTCCTGGAGGATATGTTGAGCATGTGAATCGTGTAGTACGTTGTGCTCTTAAACAAGCTGAGCTTTGGGGTAGTGAAGGTGCTGATATGGATACCTTTACTACTGAGGAGTTAGTATTTGCTGCTATTAATCATGATCTTGGTAAAATAGGAGATGAAGAACACGAATCCTACATCCCCCAAACTGATCAATGGAGACGAGATAAGCTAGGTGAAGATTACATGTTTAATACCCAATTAGCATTTGCTTCAGTCCCAGATAGAGGTTTATTTATGCTCCAATCTCATGGCATCCAGTATACATTTAATGAGATGCTTGCTATTCAAACACATGATGGTTTATACGATGAGGGTAATAAAAAATATCTTTTCGCGTATATGCCCGAACAAAAACCACGTACTTCTCTACCATTTATTCTCCACCAGGCGGATTTGATGGCGGCTCGTATTGAGTTTGAGCGAGAATGGTTACCAAAATTTAAGAATCCCGTGATTCCCGAAAAAAAGAATTTTACATTGTCCGACAAGCCTAAAAATGCTCAAAGTAAGCAACAAAAGGCTCTTGGTTCAATTAAAAGTGAAGGGTTAAAAAGTTTATTAGACAATTTATGATAATTACTATTGTTATACTTTCGTTGTTGGTCGTGGTCCTAGGGTTCACGACTTACAACCTTTTACGTAAAAATGAGAAACAAGAAGATATCTTGGCGGGTTATCTAAGTTACTTAGATAAAATCTCGCGAATAATAGAGGTTTCAGATAAAAGATTAAAGGAGATTGACGCACGCGGTACCTTTAAAAGTGATGATGAAGTAGGTTTTTTCTTTCAAGCAATTAAGCAATTACAAGATATCTTAAACGAGTTCCAACTTCGTAAATATTGATATCTAATGCATGGCTAAGAAACCCAAAAACAAAAATTATTTCACCCAGGACACCGAAGATGCAATTGTAGCTTATAATTTAGCTAAAACTCCTGAAGAAAAAGAAAAATTATACCACGAGCGTATACATTATCCGTTTTTTAAGTTAACGGAAAATATTATTCATACGTTTAAATTTTATTATACTGAAGTGGAAAATATTGAAGACCTCCAACATGAGGTCATCACTTTTCTACTCACTAAAATGCACCATTTTAACCCTGAAAGAGGGGCTAAAGCATATTCATATTTTGGGACTATTGCTAAAAGATACTTGATTATATCAAACCAGAAAAACTATAAAAAACGCATAGATAAAGCCCCAGTAGAAGAACTTTATAAAGATGATAATCATTCTTATACATTAGATGATGTTACTTATGATAACGATCCTTTAAGTAACTATATTGACTTATTTGTAGAATATTGTTCTGAAAATCTCTTTGAAATGTTCCCTAAAAATAATGATGCAGCTGTTGCAGATGCTATTTTAGAATTATTTCGTAAAAGAGAAGATATAGATGTATTTAATAAAAAGGCCCTTTACATCTATATTAGAGAAATGGTTGATGCAAAAACTCCTAAAATCACTAAAGTAGCTAACCAACTCTATAGTGTATTTAAAGATAATTATATATTTTATCTTGATAATGGTTATGTAGAATTCGAGTAAGTTATATTTATAACAAATAAAACACTATAAATATGAGTGCTCAATTTGAAAAAGTAGTATTTGGTAAAAAGAAATTCTCGGATTTACTCGAGGAAATTTATAATAACCAAAAACGCCGCGAGGCCCAAGTGTCTGCGCTTATTTCCGAATTAAAACCGATGGTTACCGACATTGGTGATGCTACCCTTATTGTACCTTTGATTAAAGAATACATGGAAATTGGGGTTAAAAATGATGATGCCTTAATTAAGATGGCTACGTTAGTACAACGTGCTTTATCTAATTCTTCTGAGGATGGTAATTTAGGTATTTCGGATGAAGAAAAAGCTCAATTGCTTGAAGAAATGGAAAAACTTCAAAAGAAATAAGTAATGGCTTTTATTAAAGATACTTCTACACCTCAGGGTAATTCCCCTATAAATTCTCCAATAGTTCCTGCTAGGGTATTAGCTATAGATCAAAGCAATACTCCTAATAATGGGGTTATTACTGTAGAAGTTTTATCACCTCAAGGTTCATTACCTAATCAAACTCAAGTAGAAGCTTTTCCTTTATTTCCTAATATTAAAAACTATCCATTGATAAATGAGATGGTTTTATTAGTAGCAGCTCCTACTTCCGCTTATTCTAATAATTCTCTTTTATCTAATTATTATTACCTCCCCCCAGTTAATATTTGGAATGATCCTCAAGTTAACCCAACTCCAAACCCATACCAAAACATTAACACCACAAGTCAAAATAAATCTGTAGCCGAGGTAGAAGCAGGTTCTCCTAATCAGTCTAATCCACAAGATGTTCCTACTTTTAAACCTGGTACTTATTTTGAAGAAAAAGATAATATATATCCTTTATACCCATTTGAGGGAGATGTTATTATAGAAGGTAGATTTGGTAATAGTATCCGATTTGGTAGTACCGATGTGGTATATGCTGAAAGTTATACTACATCCCCAGTTAGTAAAACTTTTGCAGCTCAAACAACCTACTCTTCAGGTGAAACCGGAATTAATAATAATTTAGATAGTCAATTAAATTCAATTGATGCCCAAGTTGCTCAATTTAAACAACAATACCCTGATGCTCAGGTAGCTGTTGTAGTTGAAGGTGGTGAATCGCGTGTTACTAATCCTAATAATTTACCCCAAGGTGCTTTAGCAGAACAAAGAGCAAATAATGTTAGTACTGCTATAGGAAATTACTCTAATATATCTACTACTAGTGTAACTAAAAGTACTACTTTAGGTGATACTCCCTATACTAGAGGGCAAGATTCAGCTAATGATCCTAGATATACAGCTGAACAATACTCTAAAGTAACAGTCCAGGTTAAAGGTACTCAAGTTACCCCAACCCCATCAATGCCCTCATCTTTAAATGTTTGGTCTGAAAGTCCTAAAAATGGAGACCCTATTACTATTATTAGAAATGGTCAACCTAAAGACTTAACATCTCCTGTATCATCTTCAATTGTAGAAAATCCTAATACTGATCTATCTTCAATTTGGTTAACTTCAACCCAAAAAATTCCAATTGAAGCATCCTCTATTAATGATTATTATTCTTATGAAGAAAATAAACCTACAGCTCCTAACCAATATGTAGGAAATCAAATTATATTGAATTCTGAAAGATTATTCTTTAATTCAAAAACAGATCATATTCTTTTTTCTTCGGCTAAAAGTATTAATTTAAATGCTCAAGAATCTATAAATTTTGATACTATTGGTCCTGTAGTAATGCAAGCCAAAGAAGTATATTTAGGTGGTAAAGAAGAAAGCCAACCATTGATTTTAGGTCAAGATATGATTGATTTATTAAGTGACATTTTAGGAGATTTAGGTAGTTTAGCTAATGCTTTACAAAATCAAATAGGAGTACCTGCTGGTAGTGTTTTGGCCCCTACTAATTTAGTAGCACAAAGTGTCAATGCTAAAATCTCAGGCTATAAACAAAGGTTACAAGATACTTTATCTAAAACTATCAAGACAGTATAATGGCCGATCAATTTAAAATAACACCCGCTTCTATAGTACAGGCTAGAAAGTTAGCAGCATCTAAAAAATCTCAAACTAAAAACCTTCTTAGTTTAAAATCCTTTTCGGCTGATGATATTCAAAGCTCTGTTCCTAAAATTCTTCAACCTAGAGGGGGTGCTAAATTACCTTCTTTATTTTTAAAACAAGGAGAAAAATTATTAGCATTATTTATCCCTTCTATATTAGCATTAGGTAAAAAATTCTTACCTAATTTTGATTTTAATAGAATCCCAACAGCTGAAGATGTAGCAGGTAATTGTCCTACTCCCGAAGTTTTAGATGATATAATTCGTCAAAGAAATAAAGCCGTAGATTTTTTAAATAACATAGGTTCTAAGATAGATAATCTATCTTTTACTGTAGATTTTGGAGCTGATTTTGCTAACTTACTACAAGGTCTCATTACACTTACTAAAAATGCTAAAACTGGTCTCAATACAGCACTAAAATTTCTCCGATTCCCACCTGGAGCCGTTTCTTCAGTTATTACAGATTTAGGAGATTTAACTAATACTTTAACTTTTAAAGCTGATGGTACTCCTAATCTCCCCCCTCTTACTATAACAGCATCTTCAGTATCGCCTGCAGTTGCTACAGTTCAAAGAGTTATATTGAAATGTGTTGATTTACTAAACCAGCTTGATGTATTAATATTATTATGTAATCCTAATGCTACTTTAACAGATCCTTCAGATTCTATTAAAAATATAGCTGATAATGAATTGTTAGCTCAACAATCGGCTAATAGTAATACTTATAAAGGATTTATTTTAGATATAGAATCAAGACCATATACTAATACTGTTACTCAAAACAGAGCTGTGGGTAAAAACAAATCAGAGATAGTTTTAATCTCTACAGAGTGGTCATTTGCTTCAGACCCTACCGTTCTAATTGATGAACTTAAATTTATTATTGATAGAGACGATTTAAAAGCATATTAAACTAATATTTATAACCATGAAAACAACAGAACTTAAAAAATTAATTAAAGAAGCTGTTAAAGAAGCTATTCAAGAGGAAATCAAAGATATCCTTTTGGAGGCAGTTCGTTCACCTAAAGCACCAATTCAGGAAACTTATAAAATGCACCCTGTGACTGTTGATGCTCCTACAACTCAAATTCCACAAAAATCAGCGGCTGAAAGAAGAGCAATGTATGAAAGTATGATTAGTGATATGAAAACCTTAAACTTTACATCAGCTGATGCTAGAACTATGGGAACAGATGCTAATACTCTTCAAGTATCCCCTGGTATGAGTACTGTTGGTGAAGGAACCGCTCTTCCTTCTGGTAACGTAGGTTTAGACCAAATTATGGGTTTGATTAATAAGAAATAATGGCTTACAACGCTCAACAAATATCGCCTATTGATTTCCAACCTAGTGTAGGTGTTGGTGTTAGCTTACCATTTAATGGTCCTGCTTGTTTTAATACCACATATACCACAAAAGAAGCTATTAAGTCTAACTTAGTTAACTGGTTTTTAACTAATAAAGGTGAAAGACCTCTAAATCCTGATTTTGGTGGGAATTTAAGACAGTATATCTTTGAGCAAATTGTAGAAGATAATTTAGATTTTCTTAAAGAAGATATTCAATCTCAATTAGCAGCTTATTTCCCTTCAGTTAAAATTAGTAGTTTAGACGTTTTAGCTCAAGAAGATTATAATACTATATTAGTAGTTTTAAAATATACTATTCAAAACACTAATATCAATGACCAAATTAACCTAACGTTTAGCTAATGGCAGTAAATAGAGACATAAAGTATATTAATAGGGACTTTAATAGTTTAAGACAGAATTTAATTAATTATTCTAAAACTTATTTCCCTACTACATATAATGACTTCACAGCTACCTCACCAGGTATGATGTTTATGGAATTATCATCATATGTTGGTGATGTTCTCTCATTCTATCAAGATAACCAATTCCAAGAAACCTTCTTACAATATGCTCGTGAAGCTAAAAATTTATTTGATTTAGCTTACATGATGGGGTATCGCCCTAAAGTAACAGGTGTAGCTACAGTTGATGTAGATTTTTACCAACAAGTTCCTGCTAAAAGTGATGGTGCTGGTGGGTATATCCCAGATTATGATTATGCTTTACTAATCGGAGAAAATTCTCAAATTACTGCTCAATCTAATTCTTCTACCAAATTCCTAGTTGAAGACCCAGTAGACTTTGATACTTCATCTTCTTTAGATCCTACTATTGTTTCTATATATGAACAAAGTGGAGCAACAGTTAATACTTTCCTTTTAAAGAAACCCAGAAAAGCAATTTCAGCTGCTATTAATACAACTCAATTTAGCTTTACAACCCCAGAGGAATTTGCTACTAGAACTATTACAGCTAATAACATTATTGGTATATTAGATATTACTGATTCTGATGGTAATATTTGGTATGAGGTACCTTATTTAGGTCAAGAAATGGTATATGATTCTCTTAAGAATACTAATCCAAATGATCCTAATACCTATACTGATATTGATGCTCCTTATTTGTTAAAATTAAAACAAGTAGCTAGAAGATTTACTACTCGTTTTAATAATACTACAACATTACAAATCCAATTTGGAGCTGGTACTACCTCAGATGTAAATGAAGAAGTAACACCTAATGCTGATAATGTTGGTTTAGGTTTACCATTCGAAAAAGATAAATTAACAGCTGCTTACTCACCACAAAACTTTATATTTACCAATACTTATGGTATTGCACCTTCAAATACAACTTTAACAGTTAGATATTTAACAGGTGGTGGTGCTACAGCAAACGTTCCTGCTGGAGATTTAACTACATTATCTAATAGTGCTGTAAATTTCCAAGTTTCAAATTTAGTACAATCCACAGCCAATACAATATTTAATACATTACAAGTAGTAAACCCTTCAGCTGCAACTGGAGGTAGTGATGGTGATACAAACGAAGAAATTAGACAAAATTCAATTTCAAATTTCTCAACCCAGCTTCGTAGTGTAACTCAAGATGATTATTTAGTAAGAGCACTTTCTATGCCTGCTAAATATGGTGTTGTTTCTAAGGCATACATTGAAAAAACAAAATTAGATAATGTTATGCCTGGGGAGATTCCTTCAACCCTAGATTTATATGTTTTAAGTATTGATGCTGATAATCATTTAGC